ATCCACAAGACCAACAAATTGAACTATGCCACCTGATGAAATTCTCACCTGACGCTTCGGAACTATCTGCCCTGCGTATGGGGAGAGTGCATATTCAGGGTCAAAGGTTCGGTCATTGTTATTGAACACAATGTTTGCCAACCCTGACTCGAACTGGTCAAGCTGTCGGTTCTTGCCTCGCTGAATTGCAACCGACTGCACTAGGTCGGTGACATCGAAGAACAGCGTTCCCGCAAGTAGAAACTCTGTGTTGTTTAGCTTGCCCTTTATAGGGTCGTCAAGGATAAAGTAAGGGCCGAGACCAGACGACAGAATGTCAAAACCAATCTCTACCTTCTGGACTGGCTGGCTCAATTTGTCGGACTCACTAGAACTTGGCCTCCAGCCGAGACATACTTGGTGATGGTGTTACCTAAAGTCTTACCAACCATTGCCAAAGACTGCGTTGAATCAGTCTTGACATTTATGTTAATTGTTGTTCCAACTGCAGCCCCGCCCAAACCTTGCAGCATTCCTAGCTGAGAGCGGAACTGGTTTCTCAAAGTAACTGCGCTCATTGCTTCGGTTGTTCTGCCTGCAATAGCCGCCTCGTTAGCAAAGGTGTTGGCGGCAGTAATTCTTTCTTGCAGGTAAGCAATAACCCTTCCAACATCATTCATTGAGTCAATAAAGATTCCAGTCGCATCGGTTACCGCTGATGCAGCCGTAACAACCCCACTCATTGCGCCGCCAGTTGTTCCGCCTGTCGCGCCTGGAGTTGGACCTGTTACATTCTCAACTCGGTTCTTTGCATCGGTCTCGACCTGTCCGAGCTTTCTCATAAACTCATCCACAACTTTGCCGAGTCCGCCAAGGTCGCCCTTCATTGAGTCAATGTTTTCCTTGAATGCCTCGCGGATGCCCTTGATGGAGTCAATCAGAGCAAGGTTAGCGTCAACTACTTCTTGATTGAACTGAGCCTGTAGGTCTTTGAGTGCATCGGCAAGCTGCGTCTGAGTGGTCTCATAAAGTCCCGCAAGTTCGCGAGTTGCGAAACCTGCCTTGTCATAAATCTCGCGAGCCAGACCATCCATGCCAGTTTCAGCCTGCTGGTTTATCTCATTGAATAGGCTTTGAATGCGCCGTATGGTTTCAGGTTCGGAATCAAGCAATCCCTGTGCTACGGCATCGCCACCCTCTGCACCCGATGAGAGCATCTGCTCGATGAATACCTGCGAGAATCCAGCCTCAAAGAGCTTCGCACTAAGGGCAAGTAGTCTGCGGTTGTCATTGACCTTATCTTCAAGGCTCTTGATTAGAGCTGTTACTGGGTCTGTGCCGACAAATGAATCTGTGAAAGCCTTGTTTGTTTTCTTTGCTTCTTCCTGTGCCTGATAGAAAGCCTCAAGCCTCTTATCTTCGCTTCGGTTGAACTCCGTCAGGAAGTCATTGAAAGTAAAGGATGCAGCTTGGCGAAAAACATTTCTCAGCCTGTCCTGTGACTGCTGAATGATGTCTTCAAGCTTCTTAGTGAAATCAGCCTGAGTCTTGATTACTGCATCTGCATAACGCTTCTGTGCTGTTGCGATTGTCTTGTTGTATTGCTCTTGTGCCTGAGCTAAGTCTTTCTGGGCAGACTTAATAAACTTCTGCACCTTGTCAAAAGCCTTCTCAACCTCTGCGCCTGTGTTTGTGGTTGAGGTTGTGATTTCAAGAGCTGGATTGTATTCGGCAACAAATCCTTGAGCAAGGTTTCTAAACCTATTCATCTCGCCACTTGATGCGGCGATTTCCTTTCTTAGGTTGTTAAGCTTGATGTTGTTGAAGCGAGCCATCTCACCAGTTGCGCCCTTGATGCGAGTCTCAAGAATCAAAATCTCATTGCGAGTCTTCTTGATTCCGTCTTCGGCAAGTTTCTTATTGCCCTCAGTTGCGTTCTTTAGTGCGTATTCATACTGCCCAAGCTGACGGCGCAAGCTCTCTAGCTGACGCTGTTCTTTTATCTGTGATTCAGTCAGACCCTCGGTGTTTATCTTTGAGCCATAGACCGCATCGGCATAGTCGCTCAGAGTTGCAACTGCGAAAGCTCCTGCGGTGATTAGGGCAGCCCAAGGCAATAGCTTGGTAGCCGTAGAGAGAGCGGTTGTCGCGCCTGTTGCAAGGTTTATCTTTGTGGTCGTTAGGACAATCGCCGCTTGCCATAGGGCTGTTGCGGTTGTAATTGTCTTGTAAGAGATGACAAGTCCTGCGATTACACCCGCAAGGGTTATCAGGGTGTCTTTGTTTTCATTGACCCAGAAGATGAAATCTATAAAGTTCTTGATTGCGTCAACGACAGCTTGCACAAGGTTCTTTATTGTTTGTGTTCCCTGCGGCGATGCAAGCCACTTAGTGAAGTCTTGAATAGCAGGCAGAACTTGGTCTTTGAAGATTTTGGCAACTTCTTCTGCGGCAGGTGCTAGTGCTTTCTCAAGCTCAGGAGTTAGCTTTACAACCTCATCAGCGAACAACTCGAAGGTAGGTAGAAGTGCAGCACCGACAGCCTCAGAAACATTGTCAAAGGCTAGCTTCATCCTGTCAGAGGCTTTAGCAGTAGCCTCAGCAGTTCCGCCAACCTGTGTCTCGATAGCAGACAGAATCATGTTCTGCGCTTCGAGTGTCTTGCCTGATTCGACAAGAACCTTTATCTTGTTTCTTTCTTCCTGCGTGAATGTCACACCTGAACGAGTCAGCGCAGTAATTCCCTTGATTGGGTCTTGAAGTGCCTTACCAAGTTGAGTTGCGTTAGTCTCAGCAGAACCAAAGCCAGCAGCAGCTAGGTCAAGTGCCGCCATTGTTGCGCGGTCAAACTCCCCGCCCATAACATTCGCAGTCTGGGCAAGGTTCTTGAATGTCAGAAGCTTGGCCTGAGCTGCCTTGATTACCTCAGCATCTACACCGACCGAAAGCTCATTGGCCTCAGCGAACTCGATAATCCTTTGAGTAACAGCTCCAGTCTGTGCGCCAAATAGATTCATTGACTTGGCAACTGCACCAAGTCTGTTGTTCGCCTGCTGGACATTTTCAGCAGCAGCGATTGAGTCAGAGCCAAACTTGACTAGGGCAGCAGTCGCAGCAGCAGTAGCAGCACCGACAGCAGCGAACGCAACTCCTACCCCTTTGCCAAACTTGCTAAATTCACCTAGTGCGTTCTTAACACCTCTGTCATCCCAGACAGATTTGAGGACTACATTTACTGCCATTTAGCCAAACTTTCTATTCGCAATTCGATAATAGTTCTGAATGATGCCGTCAATTCTCTTCTCAAAATCAGGCAAGTCTTTCTCAACAGCAGGCCATGCAATGCGAGATGCGCCACGCTTTACAATTCCAGCAGCAGCGTTTAGGTTAGCAATAAAGGTCTTACCTGCCTCGGCGGGTGTTCGTCTTGCATAAGCAACCAAATCGCCCGATGCGGTGCGTCTAACAACTGGAGTTGTTCCGCTGTTTCTCTTACCTTGTCCGATACTTCTGCCAGACCTTCCAGCCATGTCCATAATGTTGACGGCAGCAGAGTTTAGGCGAACACTAACAAGACTTGTGTTTAGGCTCTTGCCACCTGCCTGGGTTCTAAACCTGACAGTTGTAGAGTCAATAGGCTTTCCTCGACCCCAACCAGTTGCACCATAGTTGAACCTCATACCGCTCAGCGGTTGCACATTTCTAATAGCAGATTTGATTGGCTTCTCAGCCTCACGCCCGACAACCTTTATTTCTTTGACGAACTGAGACCTTAGCCCTGGCTCAATCTCACGCAGGTTCTTTTGAAGGGTACGAATGTCCTTGACCGAATAGCTGGCCTTTTGTGTGCCAAGTATGGGGATTTGAAACTCTAAGCGCATGAGACCACCTTTAGACCCTATTCTACCTTGTTATCAAACTGTTATCTTTTGACCCTGCCTAAATGCTTGACAATCCCCTAGCCTTGACCTAGCTCAAAGAAAGGAAAAGAAATGAGCGCAATTAAGCAATACCTAGCCGAAAACATCGAGTCAGTTCTTGCTAAGAATGTCATTGAGTTATACGGCGACAGAGTAAGCATTGACTTCGAGATTATGGAGACAATGACTCATCTGCTCTCTGGAGATAATCAGGCACTACATGACAAAGAGCATGAGTATTTCACCACTCTAAACATTGACACAGCGGATTTTCTAACTGACTGGCTTCATGCTATGACTGCTGCAATTGCAGTCTTTACAGGTGAGGCAACAACAGAAGATGGTCTGGTTGGCAATAGCTTCGACTGGATGGCGTATCACTTCAACAACAGTCCTCGCCGAACTGTCAGAGCTATGCAAGACATGGGTTTGAATGATAGAGCGGTGCAGGGCATTATCTATCTGCTGACTGGCAGATTGCTAGAGGCTAATGAGGCTTTGAACATTGTTAGGTTTGAATACTTGAAGAACGCCAATCATCCAACTGTTATGTCTAGGGTTGTCTCCTAGCTAAAAGCAAAGCCCCTCCCGATTGGGAGGGGTCTTGCTATTTCTTTGACATTTCTTGCGCTCGCCAGACTAGGTAGCGGCCCATTGTCCAAAGCATTCTCTCGTCAAGCTTTAGCAATTCCAACGGACTCAATTTGTATTCGTAAGCAATGCTGACGAGATACCAATGAGCTGAGGTATCGCCTAGCCCTTCGATGCTTTTGGGTCAACCGCTCCAATGGAAGCAACTGTTTCAACCCATGCGTCAAAGCCAAGGGATGTTTGCTTCTCTCTGGTGAGTGATGACCATGCGAGCCAGAGCAGGTGTGTGACTTTCATGTCCTGCCCTAGCTTCGCAATGCTGATGTTGTATTCAGACTCAAACTTCACCATGTCAGCCATGATGACCTTGATGTCCTTCTTGGTCTCGTCATTGAACTCGACCTCTAGTTGCATCCGCATTTGGTTTCCTTTCTTTTATTTAGTTGTTTAGACTGTGCCGCGAGTTACTGCGCCTGTGATGGTCCAGGTTAGGTTCTGGACAGCCAAGTCGCCGACTGCTCCGCTTACTGGAGCGACATTGTCAACTAGGGCTGTGAACTCATACTTCGGTGCGTTCGTTCCCGCTGGAGTTCCAGCAGGGAAGATTGCGACAGTTGCAACTGTGTTGAACAGGTTATAAAGAATGCCGTCCAAAGCAGTTGAAGCGTAGTCGTTGTGCATCGAGAGGGTAACTGAACCTGATTTTAACCCGCCCAGGTAGGTGCGCCATCCAGAGCTTCCGAAGCTGCTGGTCTCCACCGCATCCGATGTGGTCGTTAGCTCGACTGAGTTTACATTCTGCGAGATTGCAGTTCCGTTGAGCTGGACAACAACATCTGTCAAGATTTGTTTTGCCATTTAGTTTTCTCCTATGTGTTAGCTAGCTAAAACACGAACATTGAACTCGGCAGCTAAATAGGTGATGTCCGAAATAATCACCGAGCCATAGTTCGTCATTTCAGTCACTATGACAGAAAAGGCCTTACCGCCAAGTGACTTATCTGATTCTACCGCAAGATAAACAGACAGGTCTCCTGTGCTTGAGCAGTAGGCATCGAGATTCCTTTGAGCAGTTCTTTCATCTACCCTGCCAACAATAACTTGAACTGCAAAGTTGTATTCGGTCATCCCTCGCTGGAAGTCTTGATGATATTGAACGCGAGCTAATTGGACTATGGCTACTGGAGGAGAAGGGTTGTCTGGGATTGTTGCAGAAACTCTTAGCCCTGGGATGGTTGCCAGGTTAGTAGCAAGTCCATCTCTTAGCTCTGTGATTGAAGCCACCTATGCCATCCTGATTCTGCGGTATGGTTCGACAAGGTGTTGAACATCTGGGTCAAGTCGGAATCCAATTCTCATCGAACCAAGCTCGCCAGAGATGATGCCGAGTGGAGAATCTAAACGCTTGAAAATTCTTGAGGCAAGAATGACAGTTGCCTGAGTAATTGCTACTGGAACTGCTGACCAGCCCCATGTTCCAGTTATGCGAACTGTTGCCTCGCCCTGGCGATATGGAAAGTAGTAATCCTCAATTGCCCTAATTTGGTAGTAGCTTGTGGTGATTCCGCCAGCTCTTCCGTTTAGCGGCTCAGCCTGCCAATCCTTAGCAGCCCAAGTAGTATCAAAGGTGTCGCCGTCTTCTGAGGTTTGAACCTGACTTAGAGTGATGAAGTCTTCTGTCTCGCAGACAAAGTTATCTATCGGCGAGAAAAGCTTTGTCGCAGTTCCAGCGTTGTAAAAGTATCTTTCGGTGTATGAGTCAATTTGGCGAGATGCCGACTCAATTGCCATTTCTAAAGCTTGGTCGTCTATTCCATCGGCAATTCGGAGAGCTGCCTTTATTTGGGTTAGAGTCGCATATCCGTTAACGATTGCCATGAGATTCCTCCAGCCTCTATTCTACCGACATTGTTCTGACCATCTCCGAAATCATTGGCCCTCTGAGGTAGCGGCTATTGCGCCAGAGCAGTCGGTTGGTGTAGCTGAATTTGGTGGCAAGTCTGCGGTCAATCATGTTGGTTATGGTTGGTATCACTTCGATATCATCTCTGCCTAGTCGCTCGGCAATCATCTTTACTAGGTCGTATTTGGAAACCCAGTCATC